CTCTTAAAGAACTTATCTATAGCTTTCTTTACGTGGTGTCGGCAGTCGTTGAGTTCAGTGATCATGAAAGCAACATCGCTCTCATCCTTCGAGTATCTCTCAACTCCCATCCTCTTACAGTCTTCAAGGTACCACAGCTGCTGATTGATCGACTTTAGTATCTCAAAGTATCGAGCAAAGGCATATTGATCAAACGACTTTGCTTTATCTTCATAGTATCGAATCTCATCGTCAACATCTAGACCGTGATTCTTCTTAATACTTAAGATCGTCATCCTGTCCATGAAGTCGCTTACACTGGTTTCAATCGTCACTTTCATATGAGCCTCATGAGTTCTTCTACGTTCTCGCCTTTTTCTGGAAGAAGATCTTTTAGAAAAAAGTGAATGAAGTAAGCTTCAGACAACTTATCATCTCTCACTCCTCTAAAGAGTGCGTTCCATCTCCAATCTAAGTGCTGCTGCTTCATCTTTTCTTTACGAACCCATGTATTAAGAAGCGTCTGATCAGTTGACCACTTCCATGCGCCCTGACCGTCTACAAAATCTTTGAACTCTGGTCTCATGATAAAATCGCGAGGAGTCTCGTTCTCTTTAAAGTACTTCATGATGCTCTGCTGCATGACCATCAGACCCATATTATAGAACTCAAGTCCAAGTTCATTTGGCTTAAAGTCTAACTTGTTGTTGTGCAGGTGACCATACTGCATACGCGAATAATTAATGATCTTTTTAGCGTAGTTTTCAGTGATCGGCATCTCTCGCTCAACGACACCGGCGAAGTCTGTTTCCCACTCAATGTCTTTAAAGATGCTTGGTGCGGTAGGCCTGATGTAGATGTCAGCGTCGACAACAGCTATCTGCTCGTATTCACTAAAGTACTCAAAGGCGTTTTCTTTTTCAAAGATCGGTAAGAATCCTCCGTGCTTTTCATACGACTCTTTACTCCTGTTCGTACAAAACACGTCAGGCTTGATCTTTAAGATCGGAGTTCTTTGTATAACGTGATCTATAATGTGTCTATCACAGTAGTCTCTCACCGATTGAATGCAGTGATCGTACAACCTACTTGGTTTACCTACATAAACCTGATATATTAATCTCTTCATTACCATCTTCCATCATCTACAACAACTCTTATCCACAGTGGTCCAAAGTGAACTGCGTTCTCAAAGAGGTTGCTGTTTAGTTCATCAACACTTCTCTTCCAACCAAACTGCCAGTGATATGGGTTGATAACTAGACCAACCCATATCCCGGAACATCTTAAGTAACTTATCAACTTATTCATCATGTATCTATCAATTTAAATTAAACCGAACTGTCTTCTATAATGTAATATGGCATAAACCACAGCTGTATCATCCAAAAAACAAACAAGTCAAATCCTATTTTCGTGACATCCATGCGGATACTCCCATGAATGCTCCAACGATACCAGCCTGCGCAATATAAAATAGACCGAGCAGATCTGCAAGTGCATTCACTCTGCTGTCTGAAATTATTGGAGAGAATAAGATTAGCGTAAACACAATCATGCTCCATATTGCGGTCCACGCCATGTATCGCTGTTGCTTTTGTTTCCTGTCTGCTCTCTCCATCTCATTCAACTCTTTCATAACAGCCAGTTCCTCATCTGTAATTATTCCATCACCGTCAGTGTCATATTTAGCGTAAAAACTGTCTTTTTCAAGACGCTTTCCTTCTGACATACTATCTCCCTTTTACTTGTGAAACAATTGCCTCCTATTGTATTCTTTAATTGTATCAGTCAAGAGATTAGTATAGTTGTCACGGTGTTCTTTGAATACTAGAGGCTCATGGTCATCTACATCCATGATTACTACAGTATTTATTATTGGCAAGCCTGTGCGTTCTTCCCACATAATAGCGTATGCAGACATCTGCGCAAAGTAGTTGGAGATCTTTTCTTTCTCTTTGACTCGCCTTGATGTCTTAAAGTCAATGATCGATGGAACACCATCGAACTCTGCTACACAGTCGCATCGACCAGCGAGACCTAAGTGACGAGAATAAAGAGGAGTCTCTATGCCAAAGATCTTTCCTACTCTTTGATCGAGAATAGGAGCTACGTTAGCGAGACTCTGCCTGATATAAGGTAGAAAGCCAGAAGTGTCTTCATTTTTAAGATACTTCTCAATGATGGAGTGCACAAGAGTACCTCGTGTGCTAGCACGAGTACTTACTCTTTCTGCCTCTGCCGCACCAACTCGATTGCGCCACTCAGTGATGGCCTCTTCAGTTAGTATACTAAGTACTGTAGTAACAGAAGGATAAGTGTTCCCATCAGGATCAACGTATCGTCTGCCACGTTCATTAGTTTCAGTTTTAAGATCAGTATAGCCGAGATCAATGTGTTCATGAATAAATGTCATCTATTGTGATTAATATAGTTAAGCGCCGTAGCGATTAGTTGTTGGACTGTCGACAAATGGTGCTGCTTTTTCACCAACTCCAGTTACGCAGTAATTGTTTTCGCCTCTTTTTTCTGCAAGTGTCCATGTTCTGGTGTTGGGATTTAAAAACAAAACGGTAGGATATTCATCAAACTTTTCCATCGCTTTATCTAAAGGGCGAATCGTTGTCATTGTTACAAAAGGAACTTCACCGTAGCTTGACATCGTTTCAGCGAACTGCACCGCGCCTACACACATGCCAATCAGATCAATCAGTTCTCCCTTGAGTTCTTGTTGGCTCTTTGCCATCACTGGCAGCATGATCAAAAGTGTTGCCAGTATCTTTTTCATCTCTGGTGCCTTTTCTTAGTTTAACATTATATTTATAAGATTCAATCATTAATCGTGTTGTCTTTGTTTGATCCCTTTTTAATCTTACCTAGTAAGTCTCTCCACTCGCTTCCGGCTCTCTTTAAGTTTGACATAGATCCAGAGACGAGCGCAGGAGCAGACAAGACAAGTATCATGTTAGGATTGCTGTTTAGCATAGACTGTAAATCTTGATAAGAACACCTCACATCCCATACGTCTTGGCTCTTGATGTCTTTTATTGTGTATGTTGGCATTTAAGTTATTCGTCCTCTGAATTTTGTTTTATGATATCCGACTCAATCGTTTTCTTTCTTAGATTAAGCCAGGCCAAGACGTCTTCACTACAATGAGATTCAGTGGCTAAACTAATCTCACTGAGAATGAATCCATAATGTGTAATTAGATTATTTATCTCGTAGTCATTGCGTTTAGGATTTTCAAGCATAGAACCACTCTGGACTTTCTCTCTTAGACCATATCATATCAAACCTAGCTCTCTTTGTCTTATAGAATTCGCGATAGGACTTTACTGGATCACTCAACATGCATTCAGGATTTGACTTCATTGCAAGAGCAAACGGAGTCAGGCCTCTCTTACTTATGTTTGTTGGATGATTTTTTAAGAGATCTCTCAGCTTAACATCAGTGCCGTGAACTTTATTGTACCGATAAGTGTACTCATCACACAGAGCAACAAAGTGTTTGTAGTGCCACTCATAGTTACATGCCGACTGCATTGTCCAGACAGTGCAAGGGTGCTTTGCATGAACAACTTTATAGAGAGCTTGCTCATAGTCAAAATTAGGATGACGATAGTGCTTTACGCTGCGTAAACCAGACTTTGAAGGAGCCGTATACTCTTCTCCATCAATCATTCGGTGAGCAGTTGATAACATCTGTGCAGACTCGACAATCATCTTGACTACGTGCTTGTTACACTGGTACTGCGCAGCTTTTGTAGGATCGGTATCAAGTACAAATATGTTCATAACTAAATTATACCACAAGATTCAAAGGATGTACAACTATTTTTCATCACGCAAGAGACCAGGAAAAGCTTCGTTTACAAGAGATCTAGATAAACCTTTAGGTGGTTTTTTTGCAATCATGTCGATAACGATCAGTGCGTCTTCTGGATGAATGCCTTCTAACAGACCAATGTACATCTGTTCTCGTTTAAACGATGGAAGCTTAGTTCCAGGCCCACCAGTAACAAAGTACTTAAACTTTGTGTTTTCACGTAACAAGTTAGCCGGTGTGCTTTCTGGCTTATTAGGCTTGTATGGTGGAGCTCCAGTTGGAAGGTTCCACGTGACAGTAGAATCCATAGAACCTCTAAGAACATCCTTTAGTGCCCAAGATTCATTTTCCTTAAGAGTCTTTACTTTCTCACTCTTTGTTTTTTTCTTGTTGACAAGACTGATAATTTCATGTATTAATAGATTCATTTTAATTAAACTCCGCTGCAACTTCAATAAGCATCTTACACTTCTTATTTATCAAGTAAGGTAAGATGAGAGAACCATTACCGACAGGATCTTTTTCAAACTCTTTTAGAATCGTGTCTTTTAAGTGTTGAGGTGTAAATGTGAGATCGATCAACCGTTGGTTTCGCTGAAA